AGAATATCTAGGCTTATCATCTTTTGTCAAGTCGTGTATACCATTTCATTATCACTTTAAGAAAAGAACTCTCAAAGTTAGCTCTAAGCTCTCGAAATCATATGATACAAATATTTCTCTACTTGATTGTGTTAGATGGAAGTGGTTTGATGATAGAAAAATAGCTTCTACATTCCATATGGATAAATCATGGTCTCAGTACACTAAAAATTACAGTTGGTTAACTGAAGATTATGGAACATCTAAGAAAAATTTTGAAACTCATACTGGTAAGCAAGGTCACTTGTCATTATATTACTTCATCATATCTTCAGATGATAGAGAGCTTAGTATTGAAATATTAACAAAAGGTAGTAGGAAAAAACAATATATGGCACAGATAAAGGATTCTGTTAAGAATGATTGTTATAGAGATGCAAAGTTGTACCATCATGAAGATTTACCAGGTAATAAAGACTTAGTTTTAACTGATGTTTTGAGAAATCTAGAATGTGCTCTATATAGATTGAAGTCACTATTGCTATTAAATTATAATTATGTAGATATAGTTAGCTCACTGTTTAAAGATGTGAAGATCATGCTAAGTAACATGCACCTGTCTGATGTCATAATAAATATCCCATCAAGATATCATTCATTATGTCTGATAGGGAAAATTATGGATCTCCGTGGTACAAGTTTATCTAAAACTACATCAGCAGAAGTGTATGATCTAATGAAGAAGTTCAATCAGGGGATTCTAGTGTGGTACGAACAGGAACAAAAATATTCAGATGAACTTTCAAAATATATTGGGTATGGAATTCTGAATGTGGTGATTTCAGGAGAGCCATTCAAGATATTCTTAGATGATGATAAGCTTAGTAAAATTATGTGCAGGAGTGACATAGTTGTCAATCAGTATAGAATAGAATTGGTCTCTATACTGTCAACCTTGAATATTACTGAATCTTGCAATGTATATGCAGATTTAGGGTTTAAGTTCACAGATAAATTTAACATTGTAAGAAGCACAAGATGTTCTCCAATCATCATAAACAAAGATCTGCGATTTAGTGAGCCTAACAAGTTGTATCTAGACATCAATCAGAATCCAAAAACTGGCAATGTAACTATATATACTAAAATTAATGGTAGAAATGTGGAAAATATAAAGTTCAATGCTAGATACTGTGATGAAAAGATTAACATGTCTATAGAAAATACTATAATAAGTGCATGGGTGAACAACAGATCTCTGGATGTAGAAGAAGCTCAGGATTTTTTGGAATCAAATTATGAAGATGCATCACTATTGCTAAAGAAGAGATTAATAAGACTGAAGAAGATGAAAGATAGCAAATTGGAAATTATAGGACAGATAGAATCATTCACTGTTGATGATCAAGATGAAACTGGAAATTTAAATGATTTGATGGATGAGATGTTTGGAGATTTTGGAAACTTTGAAGAGATTATTATTCAAAGTTTGAATGAGGTAGTCCCGGAGCATGATAATCTGGAACTAATGGATTTAGATGATTTTGGAGATTTTGACTTCTTATTACCTGACACGGATATATTTGGAACCAAGGAATTTTCAAATATAATAGAGTATCACTATGAGACTGTGCTATGGGACAATCTTATCAAAAGCTTAGAAGATTCATATGGTCCATTAAATTACTGGACTGCTTTACCTGAAGACTTAGAAGGAACAGTTATGGAGGAAGTATTTGAACTCATGGATTTCAAGTACTTTGTAGAACTAAAATCAACAAAGAGAAAAACAATCTTCAGAAAAAGATCAAACTTAAACAAGTAATCAGTAATCATATAGTATGATCATCTCTTAACTTACAACATCAGCATTTAATTAGGATACAGAGTGTTTTAATTAAATGTTGGTGTGTCATAG